ATCGCCTGTGCATTATGCTTACTTTCGAAACAACACATGAGTATTACTTAGGCCCTAACGCTAACTTATACTATTGCGATGAACATGAGGCACTAATTGTTACTCGTGATCATGAAGATAGATTGTTAATTAACGGCATAAGTAAGTCCACTATGTTAAAGTTTGCTGCTAAATTGTACAAAGAAAGCTTAAAGAATGAGCTATCTAAGGACAAGGACGCAGAGAGCAAGGACGCAGTAGAGGCTTAACAGCCAGCGGGTATAGTTTAATGGTAAAACTGTAGCCTTCCAAGCTATTGTTACCGGTTCGAATCCGGTTACCCGCTTTGGGACTAGTCATCCCATTTGTTCACCCATTTCATTATTATGTCAACTACGACACAATTAAAACCACGTCCAACAAGGACAAGGAAGAAGAAAGTGACTGAACAAACCTATCCATCCAAGGTTACTATAACTAAGGAGGAACCTATAAGCTTGACTAAAGTTAAATCACATCTGCCTGATATTCAACTCATAAGCAAGGACGCTTTATGGGAAGACTTCCAGAACAGAGTTAAGATTAATAACTATGAACTCAAAGCTGCAATGGAAGACCTTAAGTCTGTGGTAGAGTATACCAAACAGGCTTACAACCGACTCTCTAAATAAAGCCTTCGGGCTTTTCTTAGGGACTCACCATCCCTTACTGTTTACTATTAAACTATGGATCAATACAAGAGCTATGAATTCACTATTAAAGTGAAGACTAACTATGACCCTAGAGATCTTGTCTTTAAACTAGTAGATAAGATCAAGGCGGTATTGCCTGTTCTTTCTATTGACTACCATTTAATAGAAGACAGGCCTACAACTGATGAACATCATGGAGGTATTGTCAATGATGATACCTAACTGGATGCATCATTCTAATAAAGAGCAGAAGCGTACCTTGAAACCTCAAGCTCTACGCTCTGCAAAGAAAAGGACTAAGGTTCTTATTAACAAACTTTCACAATCGAGGCGCTAACTATGAAGTATCATGTGATTTTCAAGAGTGGTAGAGATATCATTATGGAATCTGGATATGATGTATGGGAGGCAGCCTACGATGCTTATGAGGAAGCTTGTCTACACGATGATTATTTAGTTGATGTTATCCCTATTCCTGATGTCTAAGAAGAAACCTTATTACCCTAATAATTGGGCTGCATTTAAAGCTACACCATCATCATACTTTGAAACCATTTCTTTTAATGAGTTTATGGATTGGAAGATAGCTGGTTGGGAATTACCTAGTTCTGTATCTTGTATCATTAGAGAGAAGAATCTAACTAGTGGTAAGATTAAAGAATATACTTATTCTAGAGCTGGTGATGCCAAGCGTCGTTGTCGTAAGATCATGGACGTAGGAGAAAGCGAGTTTATAGTATGTACATCTGATGCTGTTCATATAATGTATCCTGAATTAGTAGAAGATTATGATGATCCCCTCGGATAAACCAGAAACATATCAACAACAAGCGTTGGATATGCTACCATTAGATCATCCTCATTATGATGAGATAGTTGATCTATTAGATGAACAAATCAAAGACGACATGGAAGCATACATTGATTATGTCGATTCCACAAACCCTGATCGATGAACAATTAGAATTAGAAAGGAGTCAAAAAGCACAAGGACTCAAGAACCTTAGAGATAATACTATGAACTTAGAGCATAAGAGCTATGCTTCTGCCTCTATATATGGTATATCATCTATTGATTCCTTACTACCTTTATTAGTTCAACGAATCGAAGATACACACAACCGAATACATCAAGGACATACTGGTGTTGCCTTTAGAGATATACATCAGTATTTATTCACAATCGAACCGCTGGCCGCAGCAGCTATAGCATGCAAAATTACCTTCGATAAAGTATTTAGTTTTAAGGAAGGCAGTAATTACGCTGTTAATGTCTGCGACTCTATAGGACATGCAATAGAAGATGAATGTCAGATGCGACACTATGAAGAGCATGCACCTGGCCTCTTAAATACACTTAAGAAGAACTATTGGCATAAGTCCATTGGTACACATCAAAAGATTGTAGTCATTCAAACATTAATGAATCGTTATGATGTTGCTAATTGGGATAGCTGGGGTCGATCATTACGTGTTAAACTAGGAGGTTGGTTGCTTGACTGTATCATGGAATCAAGTGGTTGGTTTACTAAACAAGCCATAAGAGAAGGACGCAAGACCATTACATACGTGTTACCCACGGCTGAGTTCTTGGACATCAAGGAGGAGGTAATGAGTAATGCAGAGCTATTCTCACCTTTAGCATGGCCTATGCTTATCCCTCCAAATGACTGGGGAAGAGACGGTACACCAGGCGGTTATATGCTTAATGAGGTAATGCATGGACATGATCTTGTTAGACGTGGAGAGCGCCACCGTATACAGGGAGAAACCCCAGTTGACTTCTTGAATAAGATTCAGAAAGTAGGGTATAAGCTAAACCCCTTTACAGTAGAAACCGCAGAGTTTTTACAAGAGAAAGGAATTGAGGTAGGAAAATTTCTCCCCATAATCCACTATGATCTACCACCTAAGCCAGTTGATATAGCAGAGAACAAGGAAGCAAGAAAGACTTATAGAAGAAAAGCAGCTGAAGTTTTAAATAAACAAGCTCAAGAAACTAGACGGTCATGCCGTACTAGGATGACAATGAACGCCGTACAAAAGTTTAAAGATCGTGAGAGGTTTTATATACCTTGGTCTTTTGATTATAGAGGTCGTGCTTATCCTATACCCGCATTTCTTACTCCTCAAGATACCGACTTTGGTCGCTCACTCATTAGATTTTCTAATGAATCACCTGTTACATTTGACTCGATTAAGTGGTTGGCATTTCAAGTAGCCACTACCTACGGTAAAGATAAAGATACTTGGGATGAAAGACAACAATGGGTCTTAGATAACAAGCAGCTTATTGAGAATGTTGCGAAAGATCCTATAGAATTCCTTCCAGATTGGGAGGCAGCTGAGGAACCTTGGCAATTCTTAGCAGCTTGTGATGAGTACTACCATTGTGTCATATTAAAAGATCGAGAGACAACTGGACTATGTGTAGCAACAGACGCTACATGTAGTGGTCTACAGATCCTAGCTGGTTTGGCTATGGATAAAGAGACAGCACACCTCGTCAATGTGCTACCTTCTGATAGGCCACAAGACGCATATGCAGTAGTAGCAGAGAAATCTAAACCAAATATCCCTGAGATACTGCATGAACACTGGGATCGTAAGTGTTGTAAAAGGGTTGTCATGACCATACCTTACAATGCTAAACCTTTCTCTAATCGTACCTATATCAGAGATGCACTCAATGATAAAGGTGTAGAGATTAGTAAAGAAGATCTCACAATCGTTGTGCAAGCGGTACGGGAGGCTATGATAGATGTAGTCCCTGGCCCAATGGCAGTGATGAAATGGATTGAGACTGAGGTAGCTAAAGCTATTAAACGTGGTGCTACTCATTTAGAATGGACAACACCTTCTGGATTTGTTGTAGTACAACGCTTAATGAAGAAGCATACAGAGACAGTAGACCTTAAGTTATTAGGTCGTTGCCGTCTTACTGTAGCTACCAAGGATGGAGATGAAGTAGATAGGAATAGGCATAAGGCCGCTACTGCTCCTAATCTTATCCACAGTTTAGATGCTTCATTGTTACATCTAAGTGCTGTACGCTTTGATGAACCAATAGCTCTAATACATGACTCAGTGTTATGTCGTGCAACTGACATGAGTATATTATCTAATATAGTTAGAGAAACTTATATGCACTTATTCGCTGAGAATAATTACTTAGCCGACTTTGCTTCTCAAATAGGAGCAGAGATTGAACCACCGATTATAGGAGACCTTGAACCGGAATCCGTAATTGACTCCACTTATTTCTTTTGTTAAATGTATCCATCATTATTTGATAGCTTCTTTGCACCTACTAGAGTAATCGTTGTCTCGGAAGAGAGATTACAACAGGCAGAGAGAGAAGCTAGGCAAAGCCAACTAGATGCATTAGATGTTCGGATTTCTGAACTTACTAAGCATCGGAACGCCCTCCATGAAGAGATCAGGAAGCTAGAACCTAAGAAGGTTGGTAGTGATCTTGATGCAATGGATGGAGGCACTCACGATGGCTAGAACCATACACAAAACTGAAAAGCCTGTAACACTAGAAGGATTCCAAGCCATACTAGCACCTAGTAAGTTTGGTTATTCTCTATCGGCTATTGTTGATGAAGATATCGTTGACAAGCTAGAAACTGAAAGAGGTGAGGTCCTTAAATGGGCTGAATCTAAATTGAAAAACCCTAAGAGATCTACGCTCAAGCCTGAGCCGTGGGAAGAAGTCTCTAAGGGTAAGTATAAATTAAAGTTCTCATGGAATGAGGACACTCGTCCGCCCGTGGTAGACACGGAGGGGACACAAGTAACTGATACAAAGACGCCGCTTTATGCAGGAAGTACTGTTAAACTTGGTTTCTATCAAAAACCTTACATTCTACGGGATGGGGTTACCTATGGTAGCAGCCTTAAGTTGGTTGGTGTACAAGTTGTCTCAGTAAAAGGTGAAGCTGGCGTAGATACTGGTGACTTAGGTGCTGATGAAGTTGCTGAATTATTTGGTACAACATCAGGTTTTAAAACAGCAGATCCTAATGTAAACTGTGAGCCATGTGCTGAACCACCACCAGATGACGACGACTTCTGAAGAATCTCTTGAATGGGCTAAGAAAGCCTATAAACAACTCAAAGAGAATAAAAACATTAAATTTAGGTCTAAACTTGAAGAGAACATTGCAAGCCTTCTTGAAGGACTCGGAGTTTCATATGAGTACGAATCTGCTAAGGTTTCTTATACCATTGAGCATAATTACACTCCTGATTTTCATCTCCCAAACTACACCTACCTCGAAGCAAAAGGGTACTGGTCACCATCAGACCGTCGAAAGATACTTGCTGTTAAGAAACAGAACCCTGAATTAGACCTAAGGATGGTATTCCAATCACCTTATAATAAAATATCAAAGAAAAGTAAGACAACTTATGCAATGTGGTGTGAAAAGCATGACATTCCATGGACCTCTTACCATAATATCCCTCTTGATTGGTTAATCTAATGACCGAGAGTGAATTCGTTAGGCACATGCCTTGCGAGAACTGTGGCTCATCGGACGCAAAATCATTGTATTCTGATGGGCACACTTTTTGTTTTGTTTGTCAATACAGAACACCAGGCGAGAATGAAGTTTTTCACAATCGACAAATGTCCAAAACTGTTTACTTAACAGGATCAGCAGAAAGGTTGAATAAGAGGAATATATCAGAGAAAACCAATCAATTCTATCAGATTTATAGAGATGGAGATGAACTAAGGTTCCCATACCATGATGAATCTGGTATATTGAAAGGTGTAAAGATAAAGCAAAAACGAAAGGACTTTAGATATGAAGGAGTTTCCACTAATACCTTATTCGGTCAGCATCGTTTCCCTAGTACTGGTAAACGTATTGTTATTACTGAAGGTGAACTAGACGCCGCTAGTTGTTATGAAGCTATGACAGGGTGGCCTATGGTCTCTCTACCGCATGGCGCAGCATCAGCTAGAAAGGATTGTCAAAAACAGATACCTTTGTTCCAAGGATACGATGAGATATGCTTGTTTTTTGATAGTGACGATGCAGGACGTAAGGCTACAGAAGAGGTAGCAAACGTATTACCACCAGGCAAGGTTACTATAGCCCGTCTTGAGGACTACAAGGATGCCTCAGAAGCTTTACAAGCAAACGATGCTGAAGCTATAAGAAAAGCGATATGGGATGCAAAACCTTATAGGCCAGATGGTATAATTGATGGAAAGACACTATTATCAGTAGTAACAACACCACAAGCACCTTATGACCATGAGTACCCATTCAAAGGACTTAACACGAAGCTACACGGGATCAGGTATGGAGAACTTACAACATTTACTGCTGGCTCTGGTTCAGGAAAAACCTCAATCATGCGTCACATTGCAGCTGACCTCCTCACTAAGGGGGAACATGTTGGGATCTTGGAACTTGAGTCAAGTAATAGAAGAACCGCACTTGGATTGATGTCCACAGCTGTAGGTAAGAACTTACAATTAGGAGAGTATGGAGAAGAAGAACTTAGATCCGCCTTTGGAGATAGTATTGCCACTTGGAATCTTTTTTGTTTTGATGGGTTTGGAAGTTATGATCCAGATCTCATATATAATAGAATCGAATACATGGCGACCGGACTCGATTGTAAGGTTGTATTCTTGGATCACCTCTCAATACTATTAAGTGGATTAGAAGGTGATGAGCGTCGTATGATTGATACCACGATGACGCGTTTAAGATCACTAGTAGAACGTACTGGTATATCATTATTTTTGGTATCACATTTAAGGAGAAGTGGAAATGATAGGACTTCGCACGAAGAAGGAGGTAGAGTTAGTTTGTCCAGCCTCCGAGGATCTCATAGCATTGCTCAAATATCAGATTCGGTCATTGCCCTTGAGAGAGACCAGCAGGCCGGAACTACTGGAAATGCTACGACAGTTAGAGTCCTTAAAAATCGTTATTCAGGCGAAGTTGGTGTAGCATGTGAATTGACTTACGACTTAAACACTTGCAGATTTATTGAACATGAAGCTGAGACCAAATTCGACCCAGCCACAGATTTTTGAAAACGGAGGTTATGAACACCCATGGTATAAATACTTAAATAGACCTAACCCACCATCGCAGCAAGCAATTGAAAAGGCCAAATTCGTTGACAAAACCTACCACTGGGGTGGGGACGATAGTGTTCGATCTCGAAACAAACGGTCTTCTAAATGATGCTACCCAAATCCACTGTATTGCACTCCATTGGGGTGATACTAATACAACCGAAGCGTTTAATGACGAGCCTTATGGGGATGGCACCTATTGCATCAAGGAGGATGCGCCTATGGGAAGTAACTATTCCATCACGACGGCGATCGGGTTCCTTGAATGCGCAGATGTTATTGTCGGGCACAATATTATCGGCTTTGATATACCTATTATCAAGCGGCTCTACCCTTGGTTTGATCCTAGGGGGGTTATTGTTGATACTCTTTTGTTATCTAGGTTATATCATCCGAACTTATTCGATATAGATCAAATAAAAAATTGGAAACACATGCCATTGCAGCTATATGGCAGGCATTCTCTTGAGGCATATGGATACAGGCTCGGGGAGTACAAAGGGAACTTTGGAAAAACTACCGACTGGAAAGATTGGTCTCAAGAAATGCAAGATTACTGCATACAAGATGTTATAGTTACCACCAAACTATGCGAACACTTCCGACCCTACCTGGATGGGTCCAAATGGAACACCAGGTAGCAGAAATACTCACTCAACAACAAATCCATGGATGGTACTTTAATGAATCAGAAGCTCGAAGTCTCGAATCAGCTCTCCGAAAAGAGTTGGAGGACACTACTAGAATACTTCGAGAACAACACCCTTACGTTGCAGGAGCGTTGTTCACTCCTAAACGAGATAACAGGACACAAGGATACATTAATGGAGCGGAGCTTCAACGATTAAAGGAGCTTAATCCCACCTCAAGGGATCATATATCATGGATCTTACAAACACATTATGGCTGGACGCCTACATCAACGACATCGACAGGCAAAGCAGTAATCGACGAAGTAGTTCTGAAGGATATTGGGACGGATATAGCGCTCCAATTTCTCAGAC